GATCTCGTTCTTCACATACTGCAACTCTGTATTAGCCATTTACTATGTAGTTCCCTTGGTAGTTATTCATAGCGTCGTTCTTAATCATAACACCCCACGCATCCTTATCCGATATTTGACAAGCAGCGTAGTTAACAAAGAGTGTTGCGAAGTCTGAAGCATCAGCAGTGTGTGGCCCGAAGCGGTTCTTAACTGCTGCTACGCATAGCGTTGCTTGGTTCGGGTCGTAGCCTAGCGTTAGGATTAACGCCGGCAACTGACTTACCTTGCCGTGAATAGCACGTCGAGCAGGTGGTTTAGATGGTGACCCATACTCGCTTTGCTCAGATACGTGGTGCAGTACCAGTACGCAGGCTTCAGTCTTACGTGCCATATCGTGGAGTTCCATCATTATCGCACGAAGACCAGCCCACTCGTTATCTGTTTCTGCTGCCACGTTCATTAAGTTGTCAATGACAATTAACTCCGGAGCCTCGCCGTAAAGCTCCACATATGCCCTGATCTCTAACTCAATATCATCTAGTGATGGTGATGAATCAAAGACCCATTTAATATGGCTGAGTTTGCCAAAGTGTTTATCGTAGTAATGGCTATCGTTAGATAGGTTCAGTTCTACTGATACCTGTGAATGACCCGATGCTTGCGCTGCGGCTCGCATCATTACAGTTGTGGTGTCTGTATCTGCCGAGAAGAAAAGCGTTGGAACCTTTGCCTTCATTGCATAGATAAGAGCAAACATACTCTTACCAGCATTAGGCGCAGCCGCTACCATACAGACCTGTCCTCGCCGGAACTTGATCTGCTTTGCAGATAGCGCTAACCACACGTCCGGCAGCGGAGTTGCTTTGGTAAGCACCCCGCCCCAAGCACGTGATAGGTCAAGCAACGTCTTCCTCCTTCAACACTATGTTGTTTGCACGACGCATATTGCGTCGCTCATTCTCCGATAGACCGCCCCAGATACCGAAGCGTTCTTTCTGTATTCCCCACTCTGCACATTCGCTTTGGTGTGGGCAACTTCTGCAAATAGACTTAGCCATTAGCATTTCTACAGAATTACTGGAGCCATCTGATTTCTCAGGGAACCAGAAGTCGCCACCTACTTGAGCGCAAGCAGGGTTCTCATAGAACCTTGGCTCGCGCACAGGTTATCGGATCCAGATAGTCTCGCACTTATCTGTTGCACCCTTAGGTGCAGCGCACATATAACCCTTCCAAGGACCCTTTGCTGATGTACCAGTACGTAGAGCCATTGCTCCGTGACGACACATCTGATCTCCACCTGTAGGAGCAGCGGCAACTGGTGTTGCATTAAACGCTGCAGCTACTGCTGCAACTGTTGGTGCTGGCGCTGGTGCTAATCCACCTGATAGTTCCATACCAGTTGAACGAATGTTCAGTGCGTTCATAGCAAGATCTGCTAGTCCGCTTTCAAGTTCTGTAACGCTTGATGCGTAAAGATTTACTAGGGTTCCGTCAGCTAACTTGTAGTTGATCTGGAACTTAGTTGATTCTGGTGCAGCCATATTACTTTCCTCCACTTGGTTTGATGTTTAATCTAATGGACTCTTTACCAACAACCTTCGGTACGAAGCCCAATAGTTTTTCTACTTGTTCAGAGTCAACTGTCTCACGGCCTTTAACCGCTGTCCAACTGATCTGAATACCACTAGCAGTAGTGCCAGTAGTTCCCTCGAAGGAAGCCTTCAAGGAATCCTTTTCCTTCTCTAACTCTTTGATCTTTTCATCTAACTGTAAATACTTCAATGCGTGAGTATCAACTTGCGCGTCCTCAATCACGACTTCACTAAGGACGATACGTTCTTTTATTAAACCTACGCAACCCATCTCACCGGATGCATCGTAGTACTGGCAGTAGTTCTTGCAAAAACTAGCATCCTTCTCAGGTGCTGGTGCCTCTGGCAAAGCCTTTACATTTGCTAACCACTGTAGCGCTTCTAGCGCTGAAGCCTCATCGTATGGTTCAGAGTGAACTTTAATATCCTTCTCATCACCGTCACGTGCAATCGCTACTAGGTTAACGGTCTTAACTTCATAACCGTTCTTAGATAGCAAGTAGCCATAGACCTGCACCTGCCAGCGCTGTTGCGCTGACGGGAAGTAACTAAGGTTCTTTACCTTGCTTGTCTTCCAGTCAATGACTGCGCCAATACCTGGTACGAATAAGTCAACGTGTGCTTTCATATCACCGTATGCAACTTCAGTCTCGACTAGGTAATCCTTACCTTCTGGATCTAGTGTGGTGATTGCATCTTCGATAGCAGCGTGGATAGCAGTACCCATAATTGCTGCCAGCTTTGACTGATTCTCATTAGTCTCTGGCTGTGCATTAAGTCGGTACCAAACCTTACGACGGCAGCCACCGATCTCTGATGGACCTACCTGTGTCTGCTTACTACGATCACGCCCTGCATCTTTAGAGTGCAGTACGTGCAGTAGTAATTCTTTCGGATCTGTAATCACGCAAGTTCCTTTTCAATAGCCTGAACAGTTGCACAAGGATATGGATTTAAGAACGCTGGTAATTCAGGAACACAAGAACATCCCAACTGATCTCCATCGCTGGTTTCCATAACCCAAGGTTTGTGTACTTCCAGTACTGCACGTAGTGCAGCATATGGAGTCTCTAGTGTTCTGCTCTCGCGGTAATTCTTACTTGCTATATCTGCTAAAAGTTCTTCGTAATTCATCTGCGGTTATCCCTCCACGTCAAGTAATAGTCAAGAGCATACGCCCCGACGAAACCAAATAGCAAACCGAATAAAAATCCAAGCATCATTCCCATCCTCTCTGTTGAGTTTCTAATTGAATCGGTGGACAGGTATTGATGTCAAGAACCGACGCGATCTTTACTGCTCTTTCTGCAATTACTTTTGCCATTAGCAGGCTCTTGTATGAACCGGGCTTGAGTGAGTACAGATAACCAAGTGCGTATGGACCACCACTACCTGCCGTGAAGAGTCCGTTCTCACTTGCATTAAAGGATAAGTCCGGGCCAATAGAGAACAGCATCCCGTCGAAGGCTAATAGGTAACAGAAGTTAGCTTCCTTATCCACCTCGTACCCATTATCTTTGAACGCTTGCTGGATACTAGGGATGATCCTCTTACCCATCCACTTCACTGGATCTTCATACTTGTACATCGGTGGCTTCCAGTTATACATCAAGATATCACCGGGGCGTGAGTCACCAGTTACGCCGAGTAGATACTTTCCGATCTGGATTATTTTGGGCGTCTGCGTACTAATAACGCGTTGATCGTTATCAGTAATCTGCGAGTCAGCAGCTAGCACAACGAAATCAGGGCCGTTGATCCCTACTAAGGTAGTCACGAGATTATCTTACCAGTCCTAGCGTGTCGCAAGACACATACTAGGCAGGTGTCTGTGTACAATATGAGCCGTAGGCGAATGACAGTAGCGGCCCTAGAAGGGCCGACCGATAGGTAGGAGGCCCGATACTATGCGGCTCCGTCTACCAACCCTGCGCCTATTCAGGCGCACAGAGTGCCTCCCAGAAGCCTTTGGAAGCGATTTGCGGGCCTTTGGCCCTGTCCACGTCTGTCCGTGTGGGTCGCAGGTCTTTAACGTTATGGCGTCCTTTGAGGACTACGAACTATCCTGGTATTTCCTAGACGCAACCTGTGTTAACTGCGGCAATCTAGTAATCGTACCCTGTCCGGTGGACAAAGAGGCATAAAAAAAGAAGCCCCCCACCCCGAAGGGTGGAGGGCTATTGCCTCGCGTTTATGGGTTACTTAGACCCACGACCAAACTCTTTTGCCTTTGGGTCAAGTGACTTCCAAAGTGGTGCAATGAAAGCTGATGCGAAAGCGTAGGCTAATGTCTTTGGATCTGTGATTCCTGCTGCGTATAGCGCTACTACTGCTGGTACTGCTGCACGAGCATAGGTTGTTGCGATAGCAACTAACTTAGTTGTGTTCATTGTTTCTCCTTATGACTTAAAGACTGGCTTACCAAAACCAACGATGTACACAGGTAGTGACTTCTTGATCTTGGAACCATTCTTTGCTGTATACGCACGGCGCTTGAGGCATACCTCACCACCGTTGCGCTGGTCGCCCGTCTTATCTGGGCTAGTGTTACCTTCGATAACATTGATGGTTCCATCTCCGTTGTTTTTGGTAACAATTCCTACGTGGCTGATACGGTTTAGCGCATCTCCGGGGAAATCAAAGAACACGATATAACCTGGCAGTGGTTCTGCATCGGCTACGTCTTCCCATTGGTTGTTCTTCATAAACGCTTTAGCGCCTACAACTGTTGATACGCAGTTAGGAATCTTTAGGTTTACTTGGCTAGCGCACCAGTTAACGAAACTTCCGCACCAAGGTAAAAAGTTAGCCTTAGTAAATGCTCCGTACTTTGTCTCGTTATCTTTAGGTCCTTCAATAGTTCCGACCTCTGCCTTAGCAGTTTCAATAAACTCTTTACGCTGGCCCATTGTCATCCTTACTCTTGTCTTTAAGTCCGTTGCTTGCAAGTACTGCTCCTAGACTTCCTGTAAGGAATACAGTCAGCGTGGTAAGCAATTCAATAAAAGCCCTGTCGTTCGGGGCTTGTTCACCTAGCGGTTGAGTTACAAATATCAAAGCCCAAAGTATTCCAAAGACTGAACCTAGGAATACCAGAGCTAGGATCACTCCGATAAATACAATCAGTCGAGCCTTTAACTGCTCGTTAGAAAACCTTTGCTTAGCCATTGATGGTTCCTTCCGGAAGAATGTCTTTTGTACAACTGCCTGTTGGAATACACTGAGGCGGGTTACATTCTGGCTTAGACCAGTTCTCGTACTCTTGGCACGGATAGCGCACCCATCCTTGATACTGAGCGCAACCGCTAAAACTTATTGCTATTAAGAAGAATCCGATATATCTCTTCAACTTGTCGTTCCAATCTTGATACAGAATCTTTTACACTTGATCCACCATTGGGTTTAAGTTCGTTGAGGTAGTGTTTAACTAGCCATCTGACAATAGCGACGAACCCGCCAACTATTGTCATTACAGACACCGCTACTGTTGCATAGTCTTGTGCCTGCATTAGACCGTCCTTATTGTTACTAGGAGCAGGCCGCCGTATCCGGAGAACCGCTTATCTGGTGGTGTTCTGTTAATGAAGTCCATCTCTTCGATGAGTCCGATATAAGACTCACCAGTTCTAAAGTCTTCAACCTTGATAGTGTCGCCAACATTTTCTACTGATTCAATCTGGCTCATACGGTCATAGGCAGCGCCTTCATAACCTGTCTCGTTATTAAACTTATCCATCTCACGGTCATAGCACATCAGTGGATACTGGATTAACCGCTGACGTGGGATAGCAGGTAACGCCTTGATCTGGTAACCAGTAAAGAGTGGCCCGGCATTTACATCTGTAGTCGAACGGTTGAAAGTAAACTTGAAAGCAAGGTACTGCTGAGCACCAGTTGGGTAGTTCACGTTAACTTCAGGAACTGTATCGCCCTGTGCAAAGGTACCGATTGTGTATTCAGTACCAGTAGAGGTAATAGACTGGATACTAAAAGCACCGTCTGTAGTATCTACGCGACCCTGTACCAACTTGAAGATCTTATTCTCAAGTGTGTTGTAACGAATGAAGCCAGTCTGTAGGTAACCAGTTTCTAATACTTCACCGTCTGACTGGATGTAGATAGTTCCATCAGAACCGTTGCCAGCATTGCAGAAGGCAAGGCGAGTGGTATCTCCCATAAAGGCACAGGTAGTTGTGTAGTGGCCTAGCGTGTCATCTGGATCGTATAGATCCCAAGCATAGGCAAATATAAGTGGGCTGATTTCAGTACCAAGATTGATACGGGTAACGCCTGCTTGCCCGTCAACTCCTGTTGTAGCCCAGATGTACTTATCACGGAAGGCAAAGTCATATACTGGTTGGTCTGATTCAAAGAGTAAAGCGCCATAGGCGATAGATCCATCTTGATCTGATACCTGAGCAATACGCATACCTTGGTTGGTACCGATAGCCATATAACCGAGGTAGTAAGAAACCTTAAAGCAAGTCTCACCTACTGGCAGTTCAGCTGCAGTAATAGCAGATGACAGGGTAGGCATAGCACCGGTTGATTCCAGTGTGAACTTGTAGATGTTGGACTGGATACCGCTGTATCCTGCAACGTAGATAGCAGCACCGCTAGAGGTAATGCTAGTAAAGATATGATCTGGGTCGTTATGTGAATAGACCGCAGTAGGCAGTGTTGTAGCGCTGCTTGAG